ATTCGGTGCGCCGTCAAGTCTCGCGGCGGGGGCGTCTGTCCGACTGCGGTTCTACCTGTCTACGAATTCCTGGTACACCATCGTTACCGATGGGTCGCAGATTGGTGCCGCCTCAGGTCTCAGTGTGACCACGAGCGGTAGCCAACTGATTAACGGAACGGGGAAGCAGGGTTACGCTACCGGATCAGGCGGCACGATCACACAAGGGTCGGGTTCAGGCAAGGCAACCGCCGTCACGCTCAACAAGAGCAATGGCAGTATCACGCTCGACGGTGCCGCATTGAACGCGGCGACTACGGTTTCTTTCTCGCTGACCAATAGCATTATTGAGGCGGGCGATATTCTGGCGATGAATCACATCTCTGGCGGTACTGCCGGGGCCTATACGCTGAATGCTCAGTGTGGCGCTGGGTCGGCAACGATCAGCGTGCGCAACGTAACGGCAGGCAGTCTTTCAGAGGCCATTGTGATTCGCTTCGCCGTTATCAAGGCAGTGTCAGCGTGAAAGATTCTCGCCTCGCTCGCGCTGGCGTTGCTGGCTATAACAAGCCAAAACGCACGCCTTCGCACCCGACGAAAAGCCACGTTGTAGTCGCAAAATCCGGTGACCAGGTAAAGACCATCCGCTTTGGCCAGCAAGGCGTGAGTGGTAGTCCAAAGCGCGAAGGCGAAAGCAAGTCAGACAAAGCCCGCCGCGAGTCTTTCAAGGCTCGCCATGCCGAGAACATCGCAAAGGGCAAACTGAGCGCGGCCTATTGGGCTAACAAGGTCAAGTGGTAAATGGCTGCAATTCCCATTCTCTCCGGGGTCTACACAGACGGCAGTCCTGACCTGCGAACGTCTTACCCTGTAAACCTGATTCCTACCCCTCACGGGTCAGGGATCAGCGATTATTACTTGCGCCCTGCAGATGGGATTGTTTCGTATGCCTTGGCGACAAATGACGCAATCTGCCGTGGCGGAATCAACTGGAATGGCACGCTTTACCGGGTATTGTCAAATCAGTTTGTTTCCGTTGCCAATGACGGAACAATCACCATTCTTGGGTACGTTGCCAACGACAATAAGCCGGTAACGTTCGACTATTCGTTTGACACACTTGGAATCGCATCGGCCGGAAACCTGTATTTCTGGGACGGCGCAACGCTACAGCAAAACACCGATCCTGACCTGGGCACGGTGGTTGATATGTGCTGGGTTGACGGCTACTGGATGACAACTGATGGCGAATTTCTCATTGTCACCGAACTGGCAGACAAGTTCGCTGTTGATCCGCTGAAATACGGATCGAGCGAAGCCGACCCTGACCCGGTGCTAGCGCTTGTAAAGCTGCGGAATGAGGTCTACGCCATCAACCGCTACACAATCGAAGTGTTCGACAACGTTGGCGGTGCCGGTTTTCCATTCCAGCGGATTGACGGGGCGCAAATCCAGAAGGGTGCAATAGGAACGCATGCCGCCTGCGTTTTCATGGAGCAAATCGCCTTTGTTGGCGGCGGCAGAAATGAGCAGCCGTCAATCTACATTGGATCGAATGCAACCGCGCAGAAGATTTCAACGCAGGACGTTGATGACATTCTGTCTTCCTATACGGAAGATCAACTGTCTACGGTAGAGGTGGAATACAGAAACGATAGATCGCATCTGTACCTGTACGTTCATTTGCCGGATCAGACCCTAGTCTATGACGGTGGCGCATCTCAGGCTTTACAAACTCCCGTTTGGTTCATTCTCACTTCGTCTCGTGTAGGTCTTGGAATTTACAAGGCACGCCACTTCGTTTGGCATAACGACCGCTGGACTTGCGGGCACCCTGAAAGCGCGTTGCTCGGGTATCTGACCGATACAACCGCGCGGCATTGGGGGTCGCATGTACGGTGGCAATTCGGCACGCTGATTGCATACAACGAAGGGTGTGGCGCGATCTTTAACGAGCTGGAGCTAGTCGCAATCACCGGGCGAAACCTGCTAGGCACTAGCCCTAACATCAGCACCAGTTATTCACTTGACGGGCTAACGTGGAGCCAAGAGCGGTCAATCTCTGCTGGTGGCAACGGAAACAGGAACAAGCGTTTGCTGTGGACGCGGCAAGGGTTCATGCGCAACTGGCGTGTTCAACGGTTTGCCGGTGACACACAATCGCCGCTGACGTTCGTAAGGCTCGAAGCAAAGCTGGAGCCGCTGAATGGCTAAGAGGCTCAATCTCACGCGCGACTCGCTCGCCTCGTTTCTGAAGGATCACGAACAGATTAAGCAGTTTGAAAAGCTGTTCGCTGCTGCGGGTGACATTTCAGACGGCGGAGTAGAGGCCGCTGGTATTTCTGCTGATAGCGCAAACGCCGCCGCCGTACTCGCACAATGGCAGGCTGCCCAGGTGCAGCAAGAACAAGCAATCAGCAACGCACAAGCCACGGCACAGCAAGCCTTAGCGCTGATTGATCGACTACAGCAACAAGCCGACCTGTTAGCACTCGCTCCACCTGAGCGAGAGGTAAAGCGCTCGCGTTATGGGTCTTTCCTGAGTACGCAAACGCAGATTGCAGCAACAGCAAACACTGCGACGGCGATCACGCTAAACACCACAGACATAAGCAGCGGGGTTTACGTCGGGTCTCCGAATTCACGCATCTACGTAGACAACGAGGGCGTCTATAACCTGCAATTCTCGATCCAGCTAGACAAAACCAGCGGCGGAACCGCGAACTTCTGGATTTGGCCGCGCGTTAATGGCGCGGACGTTGCAAACTCTGCCAGCCAGATTCAGATTCAAGGGAACAACGCCGAGATTTTTAGCGCCGCGAATTTCTTCTTTGACTTAAAGGCAGGCGATTACGTCGAGTTGATGTTTGCCGTGTCTGATGTCTCTGTTCAGTTGCAATATTTTGCTGCCGCCGCGCCTGTTCCGGCGATTCCTAGCATTATCGTTACGGTTTCAAACAATATCCAAGGGGTGCAGCAATGACTGTAACCGTTCGAGTCTTGGCATTTACTCAGATGGCCAATTCTCAGTCAACGCAATACACGGCAACCGGCGTGCGGACGATCATCGACAAGGCCACGGTTACGAACACCGATACTGCTAACCGCACATTCTCTGTCAACCTTGTGCCTGCTAGCGGGTCTCCGGGTAATGCAAACCTTGTCATTGATGACAAGAGCGTAGTCCCTGGGGAGACGTACCTTTGTCCTGAATTGGTCGGTCAGGTCCTCGACCCCGGATCATTCATCAGCACAATCGCCAGCGCGGCGAGTGCGTTAACGCTCCGCATCAGCGGGCGGGAGGTTTCGTAATGGACAGGGCAAAAATGCCGCTCATCATGCCGCTGGGCAGGATTGAGGAAGAAGAGCCGTTTATCACCGCTGCGGAAAATCGAGCCAATACGCGCATGGTGATTGAGGATTGGATGCTCGGTCCTGAAAAGCCCAGCAACGAAAAGGGCGCGAACAAGCCTTATTGGCAAGGTCTCGCAAAGGCCATGCAGGTTACGGAAGCCGAAGCACGCCGCCGCCGCTGCTCGAACTGCGAGTATTACGATAACTCCACGCTGATGCAGGCAAAAATGGACGCCATCCCGTGGAATGAATGGGACGTAGGTGCGGGTTTCCGTGGCTACTGCCGTGAATTCGACTTTGTGTGTCACGATTTGCGGTCGTGCCAAGCATGGGAAGAACGTGAATTTGAGGATTAGGTGTTAGAATGACCGCCGCTGAGTCAACTGGCGTCCAGCAGCCCGGAGCTAACATGCTGCGTCAGAACTTTGAACGACTACAGCTACCGCCCGCCGCCATTGATTGGCTGTGCGGGCTTTTTGACATCATCCAGACGTTTGATGACTACGCAGACGGCGATGAGGTCAGCCGAGATCGGCTAAACGCGCTGATCTGGAATTCGCTGGCGGTTCAGCCTGGGAATCCGTTCTTTGCTGCCAACTCCGGTGCATTGCTGCCGGTGGTTGCGCTGCAAATCCTCAAGTGGCAAGCGGCAGACACGTTAGAGCGCGAAGGCAAGCCGTCAGAAATGGCGTTTGCGTGGCGTGCCGGGTTCTATGACGTTGTGCTGATGGTTGTAAGTCTTGTTCATGGCCCTGCCGTTGCAAATCAACTTGCCCCGCAGGTATTGAGTCTGTACGGCGAGTCATTCGAGGAATACCGTAAGGAGTTTGACAATGCCTGATCCAATCACCGGCTTAATTGCTGGCGGAACCGCGATTGG